TTAAATGACTTTTTTCATGCTTCCGAACCCTTGGGGGCGTCCTGGGGGCAATGCCGTCGGCATTTGCTTGTTCAACATGTTGACCTGATCCTGATTCATATCGCTAATCCACTTCGAATAAACCTGATACACCATACGCGCGTCCTCGTGTCCCATCTGACTAGCAATAAAAGAAGGGTTAGCACCGGCCATCAGCGTCCAGCATGCGAAAGTATGGCGCGTCTGATAGGCGTTTCTCTTACGGATACCGGAAAGTTTAGTACCGCGCTTCCAGCCGTAGGAGATTGAGTTTTTCGAAAAATGGTTATTCTTTGATCCTGAGTTTTCGCCAGGTATGAAAACAAAGCGTAAATTCTGCCGCTCAGTCTTACCGAGCTCACGATGATGAAACACGATCTCCTGCTTCTGACCGCAGCCCGTAATTTCATATTGCTCCAGCAGGGCCTCATGGGCAGGCTTCAGCAATGTGATAGTTCTTATGCCTGCATCCGTTTTAGGCGGCACAAATACCCGCTTGTTCGTCAGGCTTCTCGATACGTGGATTTCACCTTTTTTCAGGTCGATATCTTCCCATGCGAGTGCACAGATTTCGCCAGGCCTTAATCCCGTATGTACCGCAACAATGATGATCAAAGCTTGCTTGCGGGGAAGGGCGGCGATTAGGGCCTGATACTCATGAAGTAAAAGCGGATCCGGATCTGGTTTAGACAGCTTGAGCCTCGATACACCCTCATGAGGAGCATGTAATATAAACTGACTTCGCTGCGCGAGCTTCAGCATTTCTGATAAAACAGCCATCTGTTTATTGACCGTTGAGGGGGCGCGACCCTGCTTTGCCGTATTCGGTATTGCAGGGTTGATAACTGACCCCGTTAGAAGTTCTTTGCGGTAGTTCAAAATGTCAGCATGCTGAATATCATCAAGACGAGTATTTTCTCCTACAACACGTTGCAACGTATTTACTGCTGAGGTAATTGATTGCAATGTTGCGGCAGATACTTCCAGGGCCTTGGTATCAAGAAAAAATTCACTTAGCTCGCTGAACGTTACGATCCGTTTTGTTGTTGAGAATTTTTTCAGCGATTTGGATTCAGGGAAACGTTCAGCGTAACTGAAGTTCCCCAGTTGGATCTCACTCATGATGAGCGCGCGAAGATTACCTGCTTTTTTGATATTACTGGTATTTACGACCCACCCCCGAAGGGTTTCGCGGCAACGAATGCCGCGATAAGTGAAAGTGATTCTTATTTTTCCGTTATGTATTTCTACACCTGTGGGGTATTTCATTAAGCATCCCGAACTAACTGATTTATCTTAGGGTAGTTGTACCAAAGCAGACCTTTTGCATTATCAGTCTCGCCGAGAGCAGTCAGGCGTTTGAAGTGGACGCCCTCTACCCAAAGCTTCAGACGATAATTTTTTATTTGTCCTTCATTCAGGCCTGTTTTTTCACTTAGCCTGGCCTCAACAACCCATTCAGAATCGAAAATTACCTGTGCCATTTTTCACCTCAGGTAACCGGCATCAGTATAAAGATGCCGGGGAAATGTTAGTGATATTTCAATATCAGGCGATCTGCCCGGGTAAGGATCGCAAGCGGCGCATGCCGGTCATCGCTGTGGCCACATAGCTGGCTTTCGGTTCACCACCTCCACCCAGACCTTCACGCCTTCAACCCTCACCGTATACGTCTCTTTCATTTTGCTGCGACCGTAATCGCCGTAACGTTCTGCGTGGGTCGCCAGGGCGATAGCACATGCCCGGCGCGCCAGAGGGGACTGCTGATTGCCGCGGTTAATCAGTCGCATGGTCATCTCCTAGCACTTCAGGTTGCATGCCGGCACGGCAAGCATTGAGCCGCTGTATTTCTTCCCGAATCACCGCAATGCAGTCTCTCGAGTCCATTAAGTAGTCTTCGCCGTGGAGTCGCTCCTGCTCTTTTTCTATCGCCGCGATAAAAGCGTTAGCGATAGACTCGAGTACTGGCTGCGAAAATTGTGATGCTGAAAGCGCTGACATTGCGATTTCAGCCAGGCATTTATCCATCTGCGCCAAATTGCTATCCGGGAAACTTGCAACCATAGCGAGGCGCATTTTTGTGCGTGCGATTAACTCTTCGTTTGTGAATTTGCTCATCTCGTTACCGGGAGGGCGTACCCTCCCGCCTCCCTTAGGCCACGTATTCCGGTTTCATATCTGCCATGGTGATGCTGAACTGATCGTGCAGTTCGTCGCCCAGATGACGTTTGGCCGCCGCCAGTACGCGCTCAACTTCCTCGAAGCGATCGGCACCATCCGGTTCGCCGGGCTGCGGCAGGGAGTTGATCGCCGCTTCGACTTTGTTGCGCGCATCCACCAGGTGATAACGCCTCACTGCCTTGTTTTTCAGCTCGGTGTACAGGGCGGAGCCCAGAGCGTTCTTGGCACTTTCGATGTCTGCCCGAACTGCTTTGGCGTTATCTACGTCCTGCGCAGCCTCAATGCGATCCCGGAACTCATCGGCCATACCATCGATATTTGCCGCTGGTTCTTGTGCGCTGTGGGTGGTTGTTACGCTGTCACCTTTGATATCAGCCAGACTCACACGCTGAACGGGGGCCGGGTTAATTTCCCTCTCGGTGTGCTGCTCAACTTCATCCGGGGTATACACACCCAGAACAACTGCAGGGCAATACAGTCGCGCCCAGTATTTGAGGGCCAGATATGCAATCTGCTGCTTAGGATTCGAAATCCACAGGGGAGAATTACGCGTAATCACGCTGGAAAGGAACACCGGTTCGCCCCAGGTGATCTCGCTTTCGCCGCGAATGACGGCACCCACACGAACCGACAGGCCCTGTTCGTCGGCGCTGGTCCAGCCGCGTACCATTTCTTTTTTGTCGTATGTACCGCCGCCTTTCGCTGGCTTCTTAACAATCTCCTCGCGGCTGCTGGCGCATTTCGACCAGTCACCTTCGTACTCATAGTGAAAGCGCCCAACGATGGCGTTGGAGCTGGAGATCACCGCGTTTACCAGCTGCGCTTCGTAGCCCAGCACACCGTTGACCAGGTGCGTTTTCTGCGCCACGGCGTAAGGGTTCATGCCCCACTGCATGGCCTGCATGATGATAGCCATGCAGTCTGCAGGATTGCCGCGGAGGTGCTCAGGCACCGTTACGGCTGCTTGCGCCATCAATCCGGCGACAGCCTGAAGCTGGGTTAATGCCTGCACATTGAAAATGGCATTGCTGGCTGAGATCGTGTTTGGAGTCTGCTGTTCAGCGCTTACGATATTTGTGTTTTCCATCGTCATTCCCCTTATGCCTGAGTGCGCAGCGCTTCAAGGCGGCGCAGGTCGAAGTCGTTCAGTTCGTCGGTATAGTCTTCGGTGATCGGCGCTGGCCACACGCCAGTGTCGAAAGCGTCAGCGATGCGGTTCATCGTCTGGCGATACTCGAGCATGCCCAGCTCAATCAGTTCTTCGCTGGCCTCAACGATGGCGATCCAGTGATAACCCTCGTCTTTGTTAACGAAAATCCAGAAGAACTGATCCAGCGCCGCGGTGTTCATATACATGGCCGCGCTGAGGTGATAATCGCGGTCGATGATTTCGCGGTGCAGACGGGCCCGCAGGCCGGACTGCTTCACATTCCACATGCTGATGGTTTTCAGGTCGGCACCGATGCGTACGGCGTCGATGTCGATTTCCAGATCCGGACGCACGCGGATTTCCAGCCCGGTCTCCTCATCGATACCGAAATAGCTCGTCTCAACAGCGCGATCAGGATGCAGCAGCAGCTTGCCGGCGGTCGGGTGCTCGTGAAGGGCTTTCTGAATGGCCAGTGCCGTTTGCATCTGTTGCTGGGTAACCAAAATTTTGTCGCCCGGGTTCTCGCGCCACGCATCCAGCAGTTCGTCAGCAAATACCGCATCCGGCTTAACGGACTTCACTGCCTGGATCATTTCTGCTTTGGTGCCGGACACTTTCAGCGGTGCCGGTTTCTGTGCTTCCTGCGCCACCAGGTCAGGATTGATGATCGCAAGTTGTTCGAGTAGCGCGTCGCGGCTGCCGCTGGTTTTAATCTGCGCTGGCAGGGTGGCGTTATACTCTTTGATGCAGGCTTTCATCGCCGCGGCGGTTTGCTTCTGACCGTCTTCAATGCGCTGGAACTCGGCAGGCAAGGCCATGTAGCTCTGTCCAGTTTCTTCCAGGCCAGCGCCAAGCGGCAGTTGTGCGGTCAGGGAGCTATTGTACTCTTCCAGTAGTGCTTTGATGTCGTCAGCGCTGAGCAGCGCCGGCAGGGTGGCGTTGTACTCATCGATAAAAGCGCGCAGGGTCGCCGCGGTGGTAAATGCCCCCTCCGGGATCACTGGCTCTACGCTGAACTCTTCATGGAGGTTTTCCGGCTGCAGCGCCAGCGCATGCACTAGGTTACCCATATCCAGCACTTTGGAACCTTCACGCGGAATGGTTTTGGCGACGTGGCGCGCATTGAAGTACATCAGGCTGACACGAGCATCCTTCACCTGGGTGCTGCTAATCCCGTTTGCTGCGTGGTAGACGTTATTCGGCAGACCTTCATAGCGGCCTGGCTCGAAGTAGGCAGGGTATTCGGCAACTGGTTCGGCCTGATGCACTTCTGGCTCGATCTGATTCACTTCTGGTGTGTTTTGATGCGCAGAATCGTCATCCTGATGCGCATATTCCGCATTTTGGTTCACATCGGCCTGTTTCTGGTTGGCCAGGGTCGGTGCTGCGGCGGCCAGAATATCAGCCGGATTCAGGGCATCTGCTTGCGGATCAATTGCATCAGCGCTTTCGCCTGGTGATACCGCATCAGTAACTTCGACTTTCTCTGGCTTAGCCGTTTCCATCTGCACATCGCTGGTGGTCTCCGCTGTGTTTTCCGTTTTTTCTACTTCATTTGAGGAGGTATTGATGACCGGATCGGTATTTCCACCAATCAGGCCATCGATGGAGAACACGCCACTGCCGAGATTTTCAACCTGTGGTTGTTCAACTGAGGCTTCAGTCTCAACTGCAGGAGTAGGCAACGGCAGTAGCTCCACAGCAGAGTTAAATTCAGCCGTCATGGTTTTACTCACAAACTCACGATGAGCCGCTGGCGTGTGGTGGATGTTCTCTGGTGCGATACGGATCAGATTGAAGATTGCCGCACGGTTCACCGCCAGTATGTCGGGCTGATTACGCAGGATGGCGCTCCATGATTTCCATGGTTCTTCTTTCTTCGCCACGATTTCTTTGGCACGTCGTAACACGCTCGAAGGAATTTCGAAGTGGTGGAAGTCCATAGGCAGTAGGGCGCATGCGATCTCAAGATCGAGGGTATCCAGAGTGTGATGCGCGCCTTCGCCGCGATCCGTCACATAGCCACCGTCTGCATTGGTCCCAGAATCAGTGCGCTGAACATTACTGATGCGATTACCGGTAGCCCATTCGCGAACGAGAATGCCGCGATCGATATAATCAGTCGCCGCCCAGATTCTGGTGAAACGGAGAACCAAAGCGAGTTCGTGACGCTTATCCTTGCTGAACACCTTGCGAATGGCGTCGGTGTAACGCCACAGGTCTTTGGTATCGTAACCCTTTACCTCTTCGCAGTTTTCTGCCGCCAGCAGCAGGTTCTGGACGTAGCCGTTGTCAGTGTCCATTTCCAGCGCGCTGATACCTTCGTATTCTTCGCGGGTTAAGTGGTGACGAAGTTCGTCGGCGGTGAACTGGGCGAGCAGCTGCTTGCGGAACGGCATACGAATGACTGGATAACGTGTGGTTTCGTCATCATTCTCGTCAATCTGGATACCATTATCAGGTTCTAAATCCTGACCGGTTGTAGCGTCGCTGTCGCTGGTGCTTTCTGATTTGAGAAGAGTAAGCTTTCCGCTTCTCCACTCTTCAACTAACTGATTGCGGTCGCCAGCATCTGCTCTCGTCCAGTCAGCCATGAATGCAGCGATAATTTCAGTTTCGTGCGCTTCATCTGGCGCGAATACCTGCTTAATCGCCTGAACCAGTTTCCACTCAGCGTTCAGGCTGAGTTCGGCAACTTCAGGGATGTCGTTTTTCGCCAGCAGCAGGTTCTGGAGATAGGTGTTGCCTTCATCCAGTGACATTTCGCTGGCAGCCAGCTGCTGCTCTTTGCTGATATGCGTCTGATATTTGTCGCTGGTCAAGTGAACGGCAAAACGGACAGCTGGAGTGCGGTTTTCAAGCGGGACACTCTCGACGGTAGTTTCGACTTTTACTGTCGGTTCCGGTGCGGCAGTGTTGTCCACGGCGCCAGTAGACTCAGCACCAGCCTTTGTTAGCCAAGTGCGTCCATCGTCCTGGAGTTCGTAGCGTTTGCACCAGGTGTAATCCACGGTGCTTTCTTCCGGCAGATCGTTATAAACCGGAAAATCGGTGCGAACTGGTTTTGTGTAATCCTTACCGCGGCCGGTTTCAATACCAGCATCTTCCAGCTCAACATCGAGCTGTAGGTTTGCACGGGCTTCAGACTTCGCGGTGAACCAAATCACTGCGTCTTCTTTGCCAGATTTCTGCGTAGCCTTAACTACATAGAAAAATTCCATGTGAGATCCTCTTTTTTGGATGTAAGATCCCCGGGCCAGAGATAGCGCCCATTGGGTGAACTTTGGTGTTTTAAGTAGTTTTCCGGTGTAACTTTGGTCGGGAGCACCGGACGTACGGGCCGCCTTGCGCGGCTTTTACGTTATGCCTCGCGGGCCATTTGGTCGTAGGAAGCACAACGTTCAGAGCAGTATTCTTTTTCTTTGCGCGCCAGCTGTGCGCCGTTGCGATAGAGAAGGGTACTTTTGACTACTTCCTCCGGTTTAACCGGCTTGCCGCAGTACCCGCATTTTGTTGAGTTACACATCTGGATTCCCCTTTTGCGCCAGTAGGTAGCACAGGCGGCGAAGAATCACCTCGAAGAAGTTCAGTTTTACGGCCTGTTGCCGACCTGGTTTGCGAGCGTAATCAATCATAATGATCTCCTTGTTATGCCTGTCTTTTAACCACTTCAGGCTCGGTGGTATGCTGGTAGTTCTCACACAGCCAGCACAAGGAAACAAGGATGGCCACGTTTAACCGAAATCTTCAGCTTCAAATTCTTCAACTCGCTTTAGAGAGCTATCCTGACCCGATCGAGTACATACCGAGGGAGTTAGCTGCTCTTGATAAGAAAACGCTTTTGCAAAACATCGCTTATTTGAGAGAAGAGGGAATGATTAAGGGAGGAATAGAAGAGTATCTAAGCGGTAAAGAGCCTGCTCTAGACACGATTTCAGTAACTAAGGATGCTATTAACTTGCTCAGTGAAGAGGGAAGTATCTCCTCCTCATTAAAAGTGGTGACAGTAAAACTCCATGACGAATCGCTCACTGCTTTAAGGGATTTCATAAATCAGAATGTTTCAGACCCAGAAGAAAAGAAAGTGTATTTGCAGCGCTTAAAAGAGCTTCCCGCTGACGCCACAAAACACATCGTGCTTGAACTTGTGGGTAAGGGGTTAGGTCAGATACCGAACGCAGTTCAGTGGCTGCAAACAACGCTCCATCATTTGTAAATTCTTTTTCTTCCCGGAGCCTGGAGAATTTAACCCACCCAATACCTCCGGGAATTTCCAGCCAAAAATCATCACGGTTATCAGTTGAAAGTGTTAGAGCTTTATTTACGAACGTTAATGCGTATATACGTAGTGGTTGCAATATTCACCTCCGATATTTATAGAATTTGTGTGCTTTGTGCCTTAACGCCGGCTAGCGGAACATTTATACCTGATGCACATTGTTGTAGCGGTGGATGGCCGCCGGTTGTCATAACTAAGCCGCCTCGTTGAAGCGACTGAGTTATGTAAAAAGCCGCTTGTTAGGCGGCTTTTCGGTTATTGGTGCCGGGATGTTTAGTCACGCCCGGCGCGTGATTTCCTTCACTTTCCACGGTTAAAGGAACTGATATTCTTGAGCTTCCACGGTTAAAAATAAGGAATATCAATGACGGACTACACCGTTAGGGTTGAGCTAAGTGGCGCTGATTGGGAAACCTATAACAAGCTTCATGAAAGCATGCTTGCTTCCGGATATCATCGAACGGTTACTGGCGATGATGGGCAGGTGTTCAAGCTCCCGGATGCGGAATATGTAGCCTCTAAATCATTAGGCCTATATCAGGTTCGAGATGAGGTGATGCGCATATCCAAATCGTTAAACATCGATCCTCATATCCTTGTAACTCAAAGTGAAGGAAGAGCTTGGTATTTAGCTCTTGATAGATGAATTACCACCTACCACTGAATTTTGATTTTCATCACTGCGATGATGATCGTTGATTTGTCGTATTACAATCTTGCAGGCCTCACTAAAACTGACGCCTGCTTGTTTTGCTAGAGCAGCCAGGTACTCTTCCAGTCTTTTATCCATACCCTCACCCCTTTGTTTATTCATCGCAGGCCATTCGACCCATTGAAATGGTGTGGTGGGTGGCATTGAGTCGCCACTCTCACTTACTTCCTGAGCGCCCTGTTTCCGTATTGGCAAACAACACTCTGCCCAACCGATTTTCAGGCCTTATCACACTGCTAGCGTTGCACCTCGCTTGAGGTCACTGCCACCACACCCCAAAACATTACCTGTATTGGTAGCGCCAACTCCCTGCCAGTGTTGCCCGTTCTCACGCCGTTCTCGCTCTCGTGCGGGATACACTCTCACCGACCTGATTGAACCCGTTGATACAGCACGTTTTCGTGTAGGGGTCTTAACAGGTCATTGACGCTGTAAATCTGCATGTTGTTAAAAAGCAGGCGACTTGCTGTCCGCCGCTGGCTAACTTCGCTCAGCTGTCGATGCTTCGTTTCGATGGCTTCATAATAGCTATTAGTATTATTTATAGCAATGCGTATTGATATTAATCAATAGCATTTGGTATTAATGCGTTGATAGCTAAAGGAATTTATTTTGATGATTTTTCGATTGATTGTGATTCGTGTGGTTTTTTCGTTGCGAATGGTGTTAGGTGGACGAGGGGCTTAATGCGGGCAATAAAAAACCCAGCACTGTGGCTGGGTTTTTCTGAACTTTGATGATTACCTGGTAACCATCACTGTATTGTTTTGGCCTGCTTTTACTGATGCGGCTGACATCAGCGCGCCGCCTTCAGTCACCAACCCGTAAGTGGATGGACGCATCCAGGTCACACTGGTCTGGACGTAATATTCGCCTGGGGCAATGTTATCAAACTCAAACTTGCCCTGGGCATCAGCAATAGTGACCTTCTCATACTTCGCGGCACGCATATCTTCTTTGTCGCAGCGGGTCATCCCCATGCATGTGGTGAACTGGAAATCGGTATAAGAGGTTTTTGGCATCAGGATCACCTGGCTGCCGGCCGCTACTTTTACGTCTCCACCCATTGTCTTGAGGAAGGCCTGACCAGTCAGTTTCTCAGAGCCATCAAGCTTCAACTTGTCATACTCGGCCTGCGGGAACGGCGGGAGGTTTACTGGTTTAGGAATGGACATGCACCCCGAGAGAAGCGCAGCTGCTGTCGCTGCAATAACTAACTTTTTCATGATAATCCTTGCTGTGAAAAGCCGTTAGGCAAAAATGTTAACCGTGTTTTCTGTATGTTTGAGGCATGCTGCCAATCACTTTACCGAACACAAGTATCCTGTTCATTTCTTCTTTTTCAATCGGATCCCATGGGCGGTATGTCTGGTTGTCTGAAATGACCAGAAGCTTGTCTTTCATCTTTTGCAGGCGTTTAACGTGTGAGGTGTCGTCGTAGATGAAGGCGTAAATTCCATCGCCATCAAAGTGCTGAACGCTGATATCGACGAAGAGTAGGTCGCCTGGCTCAATCGTCCCGGACATGCTGTCACCGCGAACATTGATGATTCTGATCTGCTCCGCCTTCCTGCCATTGAACATCTGGCGAGCGTCTTCGACTGAATATTCCACGGAGCGTAGCACCTCTACAAACTCGCTGTTGATGGCTCCTGGCCCAGCGCTTACGTAAAAGTCTAGCGCTTCAATGCGGAATGTGTCAGTAGGTCCCAGCTCGGTTTTTGGCTGTGAAATTGCGGGCTTTTGACCATCATCACGCATCGGGCCAACTCCGGTTGAAAGCCACTCAGAGCGAACGCCAAGCGCATTTGCGATCTCAACGATTTTAGTTGAGCCACGGGCATTGCCACTGGTCAGCCTCCAAATGGTGGGCTGAGCAACACCTGACGCCTTAGCCAGAGCGCCCTGAGACATGCCAGATAGTTCCATTGCCTGATTCAGGCGTTCTGCAAGAGTTTCTTTTTTCATGAGTTTAAATTTATACGCTTGCGTATTGATGGTCAAAACACGTTTAGCTATTGCCTTGTTCAATACGCATTGCTATTATCAATTCGAACCAATACTCATGGGAATTGAAATATGACGAACAAAACCATCCAGCGCGCCATTGATATCGCTGGTAGCCAGAAGAAATTAGCAGACCTGTGCGGCGTGGCGCAGCCGACGGTTTGGCGCTGGTTGCACGGTGGCGGCATAGATGCCCGCTACGTAATGAAGATTGTTACTGCAACCAACGGCAAGCTCAAACCAGCAGATATCCGTCCAGATCTCGCCCAGTTGCTTGGGGCGAATAACACAGCCGCTTAATGGCGGCCCTAACCACGAAAGGGAAAGCAATGCATTCACTTGCGTATCAACACAATACCGGAATACACCCGGGAGAAATGATAAACCGCGCTCAACCTAAGGCGGCTCCAGACCACGAAAAGATCTGCGAAGTGGTCCGGGCGTGGTCGTCGGCGCTGAACAATCAGGACGTCGTTTCGGCACTGATCATCAACGAATATCGGGAGCGGGGCGGGACAGCCATCAGCTTCCCGGAGGATATCAGCCGTGCGCGCCAGAAGCTGTTTCGCTTCTTGGATAACCGTTTCGACTCTGAGCAGTACCGTGAGTATGTCCGCCAACTGGCCCCGGCAATCATGGCCGTCCTGCCGCTGGAGTTCCGTAACCGTCTGGCGCCGAAGAACGACACAATGTCGCTGATCGCCTCTGCGATGAAAGAGTGTGCCGAAGCTAAGCAGGCCGTGCTGCTGGACGCTCCAGAGCATCAGAAGCTGAAAGAGGTAAGCGAGGGTATAGCTTCGCTGTTCCGACTCATGCCGGAGCAGGTAGGGCCGCTGATGACGATGGTTACTTCGATGCTGGGGGTTATGTGAGAACTACAGAAATGGCGAAAGCTGCGGTGCTCGAACACCAACAGCTTTCTGGTGCAAATCGTTTGGACTCTTTGCAGGATTAAGTATGTCAAACACAGCTGAAATTATCAATTTCCCCCACAGAACCGAACAACCGGGAGGTCGTATGGCCGACCTGTCGAACGGGTATACCAAGGTCGCTAACGAGATCCAACAGCTCAAGCCTCGTCTGAGAATGTCAGGCCGGGAGTGGCAGTGTTTTGAGGCGGTGATCTGGCTTACCTACGGCTGGAATAAGAAACAGGACCGCGTTACGAACACGGTGATCGCCGAGCTTACAGGGCTGAGTGATTCCCACGTTTCGGATGCGCTCAAATCGCTCGCAGATCGCAAAATTATCTTCAGTCAGAAGCAGGGCGTGATGAAAACGGTCGGTATAAATACTGACCTTTCCGCCTGGATTTTAGACAAACCGAAAACGGGAAAAGTCTTCCCGAAATCGGGAAAAGTGTTACCGAAAACGGGAAAAAGCTTCCCGGAAACGGTAGACACCCAAGACTATAACAAGAACAATATTAAAATATCCTCGTCTCGGAATTCTGACGAATCCCGAAACCAGAAAACTCAAAAGTTTCTCTCACGCCATCCAGAAGCAGCCGCCGGGATATACACCCCTGCAGGTAAATCATGGGGATCCGCTGACGACCTCAAGGCCGCACGCTGGATTTTCGACAGGCTTCTCACCGTCAACGCATCGCTATCTGAACCAAACTGGGCTGAATGGGCAAACACCATCAGGCTTATGCGTGTCCAGGACAAGCGTACTCACTACGAAATCTGTGACTTGTTCCAGTGGGCCAACCGGGATGAGTTCTGGAAAGACAACATCCTGAGTCCCTCGAGTCTTCGCAAACAGTGGGATCAGCTCACCACCAAACGGATGCGTGCAACCGGAACGGCAAAGCCTACCCGGGGCGGCATTGACCTGCATAACACCGACTGGATTGACGGGGTGCTGGAATGAAAAACTTTGCCGAGAGCATTCGCAATTTTGACCGGGAACAGGCTCGCCGCGTGGCGCACAACCTTCCTGAGCAGTACACCGAGCGCGAACAAACGCAGCAGGTGGCGCAGATTATCAACGGGCTATTCGTACAGTTGGCGGCCGCATTCCCGGCAAGCTTGGTTAACCGAAGCCAGGAAGATGTTAACGAGATCCGCCGACAGTGGGTGCTGGCCTTCAAAGAAAACGGGATTAACACCCTGGAGCAGGTTGAAGCCGGTATGCGCATGGTCCGCCGCCAGGAGCGTCCGTTCCTACCGTCACCTGGCCAGTTCATCAAGTGGTGCAGGGAAGGGCGATGCGTGCTGGGGATCACCACTGCTGACGTCATGGCTGAGTATTGGAAGTGGCGTAAGCTGGTGTTTCGGTACCCGAGCAGTGAGCAATATCCATGGCCGACGCCGGTTTTGTATCACATCTGCATCGAAATGCGCACGACTGGCGTAGAGCGCCAGATGACTGAGGGGGAACTTAAAAAACTGGCAGAGAAGTTATTAAACAAATGGATGAAGCACGTACGCAACGGGCTTTCGGTTCCACCAATCCGTCGCCAGTTAGCTGCACCGCAGCATCCGGCAGAGCCAACTCCGGCACAGCTACTGATGGAAGAGTACCAACGCCGTAAAGCGGCAGGTTTAATCAATTAATCGATTATTGACCAATGATCAAAGCATTAATACAAAAATAGTAGGTAGGGGTATTTGTGCGCTACCAACCTAACTGCGTCGCTGGCGATGCTTCCGAAGCACTGAGCATGTTCGGCTCTATAGTGGGCAGGTTGCTCGTTCCTAAAAGCACCCTAAGCTATTAAATTGAAAGACATATTGTTCTCAATGTATTGAGTCATAGTAATGGGCAATAGACGAACAACGATAGCATGAATTAATGAAATTAAAGCAAAAGCATCTTCACAAAGCAGAAAAATACCCATTATTTTTTGATTTGACGAAAAGGCAATGGGAATGCTCTTATTTGCAGTGTATTGTTTGATGCGGAATCAATCCTTAGGACACTGGCTAAAGTTGAGGAGTATAGATGGAAAGAGTGAAATTTGTACTGGCTGATAGTTCAACACCTATCAATACAGCTAAAAAAAGATATGTTTTTCTTACAAATGATAACTGGGATGATTGGGGAAAATACGAAACCAAGTACTATATGCGTGTGGTAGATGATAATGGAATAATGAGGGATATAGGCCATCTTAAAATTGGCCAGAAAGGACTTAAGCCATCGACAACAATATCACTAGAGGGAAAGTCTAGACGAGCTAATATACGAGGTGAATTTACTTTTTTAAATGATGATTATTTTTCACTGGGACAAAGTGAAAGTTATTATGAAGCTTTGAATGAACTTGATGAGGAACTTAAGAAAGAGATATTAATAGGTCTCAGAGATTGCGCCTATGATAAAAGAATTTTAAATGAAAATCTTTTTGAAGAAGTAATGGGTGAATCCCTGTTGCGCGATTTAAGTTTGACGAATATTAAAAATAAATTCCATAGGTTGTCAAATGGTTATGCTGAATTAACGCGTTTCAACTTCATTTATGAATTCCCAAAGAATGATGATAGTGCGCCAGTATTGGAATTTATCGTTAAGCCTACATCATTACCTTCAAGTAATGTCCATGTCTTGATTGGTAGGAACGGGGTAGGGAAAACTCGATGCATCCAAAATATTGTAAGATCAATAATTGAAAATAACCAAAATGTTGATGAGTATGGAGAGATTTTAAGAAAGGATGCAAATAATTGGAATTTTTCTGGGATAATATCAGTATCATTTAGTGCATTTGACGATTTTGATTTGCCAGATATTAAAGTTACTGGTTTGAAGGCTTATCAGATCGGTTTAAGGTATTATGATGAAAAAATAAGTTCTGAGGTTTTGATTAAATCACCGGCGATGCTGAAGAATGATTTAGTTGAAAGTTTTAAAGTGTGTCGTTTAGGACCAAGACGAACACGATGGTATGATGCAATAAAAGCTTTAGAGTCCGATCCTCTTTTCGAAGAGGCTGACTTTTGTCAGTTGCTTAATTATGATGATACACACTGGGAAGAGTTTTCAAGGCAAAAATTCAATAAGCTTAGCTCTGGACATGCAATAGTTTTGCTTACGATAACTAAATTAGTAGAATTAGTAGATGAAATGACGCTAGTTATACTGGATGAGCCTGAAAGCCATCTTCATCCACCTCTGCTATCGGCATTTACTCGTGCTCTATCGGATCTGCTAACTAAGCGCAATGGTGTTGCGCTGGTTGCTACACACTCACCAGTTATATTGCAAGAAGTGCCTAAGGAATGTGTGTGGAAAATTTCGAGGTCAGGTTCTTCATCCACCGCTAGCCGTCCTCGTTTAGAAACATTTGGAGAAAACGTGGGGATACTGACTAGCGAAATATTTGGATTAGAGGTTACAAGATCAGGTTTCCATAAAGTATTAGAAGAGGCAATAGACGATAAATCTACTTATGAAAATATTTTTGAGATGTTTGGAGGTGCATTGGGATCTGAAGCCAGAATGATTCTAAGGGGGTTGCTGAGTAATAGAGATGCGGAGGTTTAAAATGAACGAAGTAATTAAGCCTTCATTTAGGTTGGGCAATGTTTTTGATAATTGCGTTAACGTGAAACAATCTGAAGAATTAAAATTAAGATTGAGATCTGTAAGGGCTGATATACTCGGCGAAAACGAACTTTTAAAGGCAATTGGTGAGGTTTTTACATTTTACGCAATTCCAAGAGGGGATGGTATTCCACCGAATGTAACGCAAGCAGAGATGGAGGATCTTTACTCTAACTGTTTTTCCCAGAGCAAGAAGGTAAGAGAAAAGTATTACGATAAAATTAAGCTCTATGCAAAAGATGACATTTGTCCATACTGTGGACAACGCAATGTAAGTACATTAGATCATTATTTACCAAAAAGTAAATACCCAAAATTGGTTGTGAATCCTCTCAACTTAATACCGTGCTGTATGGAATGTAATCATATCAAAAGAGAACATCACCCAACAAATAATGAAGAGCAAGTTTTAAACCCATATTTTGATGGTGTGATAGATGATATTTGGTTGATTGCAAAAGTTGTGAAAAAAAAAGATAAGGCTCCTATAATAAAATTTAAATCTTTGCCATCTGATAAAATTCAACCTAATTTATCTGAAAGGATAAATTGGCATTTTAAAAAATTCAAACTTGCAAACCTATATACATCACATGCTAGTAGACAACTATCTGGCATTGCAGAATCCCTAAAAAGAGAATGGGAAATTGGTGGAGAAAGAGGTTTGAAAATGGCTTTGCATGAACATTATATTAGCTGGAGTAAGATAAATAAAAATTCATGGCAAAGTGCCATGTTCGCAGCATTAGAAAATGATCCTTGGTTTGTTCAAATCGGATTCAGTTTATGTGGTGAGTTACGTCCACTTGCTGGGTTAATAGTTAATGATTCTTAATCGCCATTTTATGGCGAATACTAAGATTGGTGTAGATATACTCACAGACTCCGCATTATTGGGGTTTTGAGTATTATGGCTTAAGCTTTAACGTTTTGTACTGCTAAATTATTGATTACTTAACTCTATCAGTACTTTGTATAAGTATACAGCTTATGTGGTGAGGGCATTCATGAAAGCTAATTTAACAATTGATTGCATTGAAGAAATTCCTACACGTGTAATTCAGAGCCTAGATAAAAAAATATCAAAACGAAACCAGATTCGTTTCTATGGATACAGTGAATGTCTATACCGAGCTAGTTTGGGCAAGTTCAGTTTTTTCACGGGCGAAAAGGCGTTTAACAAGAGGGTTGTAAAAAATTACCATCGGACCCGGGAGAGAGCAGATACTGGTTTTATTAATACATCATGCAAAAACTTCCCAGTATGGAGGGGGTATTGGTGAAACAGAAAGAAGAATTACAGAGCAAGGGCTACGCGGTCATCAGATGCCAAGATGGGACCATCGTTCCGAGACTGCACTCATTTCCTGACAGTGGGAGTGCACTCTTGTACCGACGAGGCGAGGAGGTGTCGTTCATGCCGTTATAGGTTGATGAGAAAGTAGGAAGACCGAAACTCTTTACGCAGATGCTTGAACGCTCAGGGTTTCGAGTTGCAGAAAACCAAACTTTGAGGCATCTCACTTAATATTTTCCGCGCCTATCTATAAATTAGGCGCGAGAGTTGAAACTTATGACTTGCTATATAAGTATCGCAGCATGCGTTTAAATATCTTCGATTAAATCTTCTGCCCCAGGCTCTTTCTTTTTTAAAGCATTCTTTAGATTATCCATAATCATTGTTCTATTAAAGTTTGGCAATCCCCTCGTTGCAATTTCTGTAAGTTCTATGTGAGGAACTCCATTTACTAAGTGATTTCTGAAAATACCCGGATAAAGATTTGACAGATTAGTTATTTGAGAGGTTAAAGTATTTTTTAACTCATTTAGATTTTCAAAATCTGTTTGGAGTTTGCCAATTTCTTCCTCAAGCTTTAGAATGCTATGGCTTGCTTGCATACGTTCATAATCAAGTTCTTTTATAGTGGAGTTTAAGTCTATATTTAATTCAGATAATTTTTTGCGAGCACTCTCACTTTGTTCTAGTGAATCTTTTTCTGAGCGAAGTTGGGCTTTTAAGCTACTTTCTTCTGCTTTGCTATCACTTAACTTGATCTGCAATTCTTTGACTTCTATCTCAAAGGATAGCACTAACTCATGCAGTTTTTTATTCTCGGCTTTAATTAATGAGATGCTTTCTTCTATGTACCGTTCTTCCTTTTTATCAGCAAGTTTTTTCTTGCTTCGATCTCTGCAATTGATTGCTGAAGTTCTGCTACTCTAATTTTAGATGATAAAGTTAACTCAATTGTTTCCGAGTTGGGCTTGTCTTGAATTTTAGTAATTGCTTTATTTATTTGCGGTAGCAAAAAAGCTATTAATGCAGAGGTGCAAAGTGGTGCTGATAAATAATTCCAAACATCAAAATTACTATTTATAAACTTCAACCTTTCTTCAATACTATTCTTGCTGAAAAATAGAATGGCAAGCATTTGCCAGTTAAATCCAATCCATGAAAAGACAAAGGCCCCAAGAAAAGGGCTCTTTACCCTTTCTAGAGAGGTTTGACGAAAAGAGGCAAAAATATCCCGTAGAAAATCTAACATTATTAATTCCTTAGCGAGCGCGGTTGTACTGGTCTTATCGGCAAAAGAACGTTTTTAAATAATACTATGCCTGGGTGCATCAACAAAGTATTTTCATCATTAATGACATTAACAAGATTACCATGATAATATGCGTTCATAGGCCTGAACAACCTATACCTGATGCGCCACGGAGATAACCATGGCGCTAGAATTACAACTTATAAAACACCACTCAGGAATACTGATCCCGGCTACGCCCGAGACCAGGGATATCCTGCAATCAAAAACCCGGCTCGGCGATGTTCTTGTTGCCGAGTTCAGGCGGGTTCGCAACCCGGCATTCCACCGGCGCTTTTTCGCGCTTCTCAATCTCGGCTTTGAATACTGGGAACCAACCGGCGGGGCTATCTCGAGTAACGAGCGGAAGTTGATCAATGGCTACGCAAAATTCCTGGCTTCTTATGGTGGGAATGAGAGTGCGCTGATTGATGCTGCTGAGCAGTATCTTGAGCAAGTTGCACACCGGCGCGTCACGAATGGTATTAGCCTGTGCAAATCCTTCGATGCTTATCGTTCGTGGGTGATCGTCGAAGCAGGGCACTTTGATGCCATTCAGCTACCTGATGGCACACTCAAAAAGCATCCACGTAGCATCTCATTCGCCAACATGGACGAACTCGACTTCCAGCAACTTTATAAAGCTGCGCTCGATGTTCTTTGGCGCTGGGTCCTGTCTCGTTCATTCCGCAGTCGCGATGAGGCCGAAAATGTCGCCGCGCAGCTGCTTGGCTTTGCGGGGTGATGGGCATGCAACATTCATGGTTCCATCATACCGAATGCAGCACCGAACAGGCCGACGAACTGGTTAAGCGTTACAAAGCGCGCGGCGTGCGAGTTGAGCGCAGCCTAAACAAGGATTACGTGACCTGGACTGTCAGTGCTTTCCTTCCGACCTCAAATACACCAGCGCGCCCGGATAGCCGCTGGCGCAACCGGATGTGGGGGTGAACGTGAAAACATATCAAATCACTTTGCCCTGGCCACCGAGTAACAACCGGTATTACCGGCACAACCGCGGCCGTACACACATTAGCGCTGATGGCGTCGCGTACCGCTATGCGGTAGCCACTGCGATCCGAAGCGCCCGGCTTAATATCCGAACGGCTGCATCACTCAAAATCCTTATTGAATGTCACATGCCTGACCGCCGGCGCCGCGACCTGGATAACCTGCAAAAAGCTGTATTCGACGCTTTGACCAGTGCGGGGTTCTGGCTGGATGACTGCCAAGTTGTGGATTATCGCGTTGTGAAAATGCCTGTCGTTAAGGGCGGAAAGTTAGAACTCACCATTATCGAGTTGGAGACTGCATGAATCTCGAAAATACACTTAAATATCACTTCGCCAGATCGACAATGATTAGCGACTCTCCGCGTGCTACTGCATCAGACTCATTAACCGGAACGGATATAATGGCTGCCATGGGTATGACGCAGGAACGGGCCGCTATAGGGTACAGCGCATTTCTTGGGAAGATGGGTATCAGCAGTAACGATCGGGAGAGGGCGATTGAGTTGCTGACCCAGTACGCGTCGACTAAGTGCGATCGGGTTGCTGCGCTTCGCAAACTGGATGCCAGGGTTAAGCCATTAGTAATGCACCAGTTGGCCACCTTCGCGTTCGAGGACTATTCCCGCAGCGCCGCCAGCGTGAAACAGTGCGATTGCTGCGCGGGGCAGGGGTTTATCGAGGCGGACGTGTTCACTATGAAAACTGCCATGCCCAAAAAGGCGGACCTCCCTCCTGACTGGAATGAGGCCAAGATGGCACGCACTGTGAAACCCAGTATGTGGGAAAAACGGCGGAATGTCAGAGATCAGGTCAAAGTCATATGCCGGAAATGCACCGGTAAAGGAGTTGTCAGCGCAGCCTGTAGCGATTGCCGGGGACGCGGCAAAGCCGTAAACCAGAAGGAAACGAAGAAACAGGGTGTGCCGGTATACAGCACATGTAAGCGCTGCAGTGGGCGCGGGTATGAGCGGATCCCTTCAACTGAGGCTTATGCAGCTGTTTGCCAGATAACAGACGCCATCAGCCTGGACACATGGAAAAAGTCAGTGAAACCGTTTTACGACCAACTGATCACGAAGTTTGACATGGAAGAAGCGTGGGCTGAATCACAGCTTCGGGCAATAACTCGATAATGCCCTAAATAATTGTTCTCTATTTTATTGTGAGCTATTTACTTTTCCCGGAATTGGGGATATGGTTCCTAAAAGTTGAAGTTGCGCTCTGTTGTTGATAGGGGCGTTAAAACAACAAGTCCCTTCACAAATAAGTGATTAAAAGCGCCCCGACTACTTGCCAAGGCGCTTTTTTTATTTTCTCAAGCTGTGATGTTTCATGCCGATAACTTTATTTTATAAGGAGGCATGATGATTATTGAAGGCATCAAATGGATTGCAGAAAATCCTGAAAAATCAATTCCTTTAGTTTTGTCTGTGGTTACCCTGGCTTTCGGGGGAATTTGGACTGCTTTGACCTTCATCCATAAAGCAATTCTTGAAAGCAAAGACCGTGAACTTGAGGCATACCAAAAGGTCATTGAAGTTTTAAACGAAGGTAAGATGGGCGGCCCATATATAGATTATCAATTGGATAGCATCTATCAATTGAGGTTCTTTCCTCGCTATTACCAAAGAAGCTTGAGATTAATAGACCGGTTAATTCCTCGTTGGGAAAAGCTCCCTGCCTATCAAAATATGGAAATAACCGAAGAGCTTCAGAGCACGAGGACCTATATTGCGAGAAGGCAGTCTCCACTTACAAGGTTGATTATTGGAACGATAGGGTTGATTTGGCCCTGGCTATAAAATTCTACAAGATATTATGAGGTCGCCCAGTGGCGGCCTTTTTCTATTTCAGGCCTCGGGAATCAACTCCAATACTCCCCGTTGTTAATGCAGCCCGAGGGCCTGACCCACTACATACAGCACCCCGAAACTATCGGAGGTGAGAGATGTTACGAATGGACAAAATAACTACCGGCGCGGCTTACGGCGCCTCTGCGGGGAGTGTGTTGAACGGCATTCTTAACGCATACAGCCCTGAGCAGTGGAACGCTATTGGCGTGCTGGTGGGCATAGTAGTCGCTGTTCTTACGTACCTGACAAATTTGTACTTCAAGATTCGCGAAGATAATCGCCGCGACAGGAGCCAGAATGAACCCGACACTGAGAAATAAGCTTGTGAAGGCCATCCTCGGCGGATCGGGAGCGATAACCATCGCAGCAGTCATGCTGGGGAATGCAGACGGTCTGGAAGGGCGTCGTTATTACGCTTATAAGGATGTCGTTGGAGTCTGGACTGTTTGTGACGGTCACACCGGCCCAGACGTTCGCCGCGGTCACCGTTACACCGACAAAGAGTGCGACGCTCTGCTGCAGTCAGATCTGAGTAAGGTGGCAAAGGCCATTGACCCACTAATCAAAGTTCGTATCACCGAGCCCACCCGCGCCGCGCTTTACTCCTTCACCTACAACGTTGGCGCTGGCGCGTTTAGTCGTTCCATGCTGCTGAAAAAACTGAATGCTGGCGATGTTCCGGGCGCGTGCAAAGAGCTGCAGCGCTGGACGTATGCTGGTGGCCAGCAATGGAAGGGCCTCATAACCCGGCGCGAGATTGAGCGCGAAGTCTGCGAATGGCAGCAAAAGCCTCAACCCTTCAATGGTGGTGCTGGGCCGCTTAATACGGGCACCCCTGCAACAGCGCCGGGAGTGTTCTGATGAAGCTCCACTACATCATCATGATTGCCGTATTCATAACCTGTCTTTTTGGCGGTGCCTGCTGGTCAGCCTGGTATTACAGCGACAAAGCCAGCCTGGAAAAAGTGCGTGCAGATAGCGCAGAGCAGCAAGCTGAATCAGCCAATGCCATTACCGCAAATGTGATTAAGGCAGTGAACATAATCAACGCCATTTCCGAGGCTAACCAGAATGCAAAGAACGAGATCACACTGGAGTCACATAGAGCCCAGACAAATATCAAAGTGGCTGTTGCGAATGATGATTGCGCTCGTCAGTCTGTGCCTGTTGCAGCTGCTGACAGGCTGCGGAAATACGCGGACAGTGTTCGTACCGGTTCCGGCGGTACCGCTGCCAGCCAGCCTGACAGCTGATACGCCACAGCCAGCCATTCCTGACCCGCTGACCTACGGTGCCAGTCTGGATCTGAATGTGAGCCTGCTGTCGTCGCTGGGTCAGTGCAATATCGATAAGTCCAGCATCAGGGAAATTGAGGGCGCACGTTCACGTTCTTTCAAGTAAGAATTTACCTGTAAAAATTGCCCTTACGAATGTAATCCAGGAATTCGTAAGGGCGGCTAAATAGCCTTCATTACAAGGAGGGCGTGACGATACGCTTCTTTGTTAAAAAGCACGAATATTTAAACTTCAAATAATGAATTATTAACTGTTATTTAACATTAAGTGCAGTTTAATTTAGGTTTAAGCAGATCAATGTGTGGCTGGTTTGGCCTAAGCATGCAGAACGCATCAGCAGAATTAACGGTGTTTTTGTAGTCATGGGTTTGTAAGTGCTACATAAGGGGGTGGCACAGTCTCTTCTCTGGACTTTAAGCATAGAAAATTTTCTTTGTCTGGAACGAACGCCGCATGAATCCCATGGTTACCGCAATAACCATTACCGGGAATCTTTGCTAGCACGTCTGATGATGTCTTTGTTATTTAAATTGATTTCATTTGAAGTTAATATCCTTTCTCCCAAAGATAAGGAGGACTTTATGAAGCAAGATGAATACGCTAAGGCTGCAAAAGTAGTGAATGATTTTTTTGAAGCGAATCAAGAGATTTTCATTCCTGACGAAGAAATTTCGGAAATAATCAGGCTCGTGAAGACTGAAAAGGAAGAAGATCTTCTTAGAATGAAATTGAATGTCATCTTACAAGAATTTTCTAATAAAGTAGCGAAATGGAAAGAGCAAAATAAGGGTTAACCAAATCGCCTTCAGGCGGTTTTTGAACCTCTTAATTCTAGCCACTGGCACCAGCCAGTGGCTTTTTTCGTAGCAGCAGGTGGTTTAATCGGCCCAGATAGTTTTATGGCCCTGAACGGCAAGAATAATATCAAGCACAACCTTTAAAGCCCTTTCCCATGCAGCCAGCTTACTCTCTGTCATATTCATCATTGTCATGCAAATTATCGCTAATGACAGGAACCTAATTGTCGTTTTCATAACCTCTCCTTGAAGGCGTTCCTTAAGCGGGATTGCTTGAAGGAGAAGGCAATTACGATAAGGAGATAGGTTTTTAGATAAAAACAACGAAAAAAAATACAAATGACTGATTTATAAGAATTTATATTCCCATTTGATCTTGGAGGATGTGTTTTATGGCAAAATCGGACTGGGGCGTGCTTCAGCAACGGTTTCTGTCCGAACATGCCGTAACCGGCGTATCACCGAAGGAATGGTGTGAAGCGCAGGGACTGAATTATGCAACCGCACGCCGACACATCAAAAAGTCTACTGCGCAAAAAACTGCGCAGAAGAAGGTGCGCACTGCGCAAAATGAAAAGTGCGCAGATGAGCTGGTGGATTATGATGGCTTGACGGACCAGCAAAGACTTTTCGTCGCAGAATACCTTAAGGATCGCAATGCCACACAGGCTGCTATCCGGGCGGGGTACAGCAAAAAGACAGCCAATGAGCAGGGTGCAAGGCTGTTAGCAAAAGTTAGTGTGGCTCAGGCTATTGCGCAGCAGCAGAAAGCGTCCATAGAGCGCACGCTTGGTAGTGCCGATGAAGTTCTCTCCCAGATGTGGCAGCTCGCCACCTTCGATGCAAACCAGCTTTCACAGTATCGTCGCGGCGCCTGCCGATATTGCTGGGGCTTCGGTCACCACTACCAGTGGCGTGATGCAGTGGAGTTCGACGAGGCGCTGGCAAAGGTTGAAGGCAAGGAGGGCGCCAAGCTACCTGAGGACCCCGGCGGCTATGGCTACGACCATAACCGTGAGCCTAATCCTGATTGCCCGCGCTGCAATGGTGATGGGATCGGACAGCCATACTTCGCGGATACCCGGAAACTTCCTCCTGATGCTGCCCTGGCTTATTCGGGGGTAAAGCTGGGTAAGAATGGCGTTGAGATTACAGCCATTAGCCGCGAACGTATGTACGAGGCTGTGATGAAGCGGCTTGGCCTAGCTGATAGCGAGTTTGCACAGCGTCTACAACAAATTGAAATCGAACGTCGGCAACTGGAAGTCGAAAAACTCCGCAAAGAGCTGGCAGCCGATCCTGACGATGATGCTCCTGCGCCAGTGGCAATCAACATCAACGTGGTAGACGCGAGGGTTCGTGATGATAGCGCCGACGCTTAACGTTCCTCAGGCGCGCTTTTTGGCCATGCCGCATAAGTTCAAGGCCTATGTGGCCGGGTTCGGCTCTGGTAAGACGTGGGTTGGCTGCGGCGGAATTTGTAAGGGAATGTGGGAGTTCCCCAAAATCAACCAGGGATACTTCGCGCCGACCTATCCGCAGATCCGTGACATCTTCTACCCGACAGTGGAAGAGGTTGCTTTCGACTGGGGAATGAACGTCAAAATCAACGAGGGGAACAAAGAGGTTCACTTCTACGCCGGGCGTCAGTACCGCGGAACGACTATCTGCCGTTCGATGGAGAAGCCAGGGTCTATTGTCGGCTTCAAAATCGGCAATGCGATGGTTGATGAACTGGACGTTATGGCTGCCGCAAAAGCGCAGCAGGCATGGCGAAAAATCATCGCTCGTATGCGCTACAAGGTTGACGGCCTGCGTAACGGCATCGATGTGACCACCACGCCAGAGGGTTTTAAGTTCGTCTACCAGCAGTTTGTTAAAGCTGTTCGCGATAAGCCTGAACTGGCGACGCTATACGGCCTGATACAGGCCTCTACGTTCGATAATGAGGCGAACCTCCCGCACGATTACATCCCTTCGCTAATGGACTCCTATCCGCCAGAGCTGATTAAGGCGTATTTGCGTGGGAAATTCACCAACCTGACTAGCGGCACCATCTATCACCAATTCGATCGCCGACTGAATAACTGCACCGATGAGGAGCAGGCAGGGGAGCCGCTGTATATCGGCATGGACTTTAACGTTGGCAAGATGGCAGCCATCGTCCATGTGTTGCGAGACGGCGAACCTCGAGCTGTGCGCGAACTGGTGAAGGTTTATGACACGCCAGCGATGATTAAGCGCATCCAGGAGGAGTTCTGGCGCTATGAAGGTGGGCGTTACGTCGCCTCTCGTCAGATTTACATCTATCCCGATGCTTCCGGCGATTCCCGTAAGTCGAACAATGCCAGCGCTACGGATATCGCGCAGCTCAAACAGGCCGGATTCAGCGTGGTGGTGAACGCCGCCAACCCGCCGGTGAAAGATCGCATTAACTCCGTGAACGCCATGTTCTGCAACGGCAACGGAGAGCGCCGCTATAAAGTTAACGTGACCCGCTGCCCGGTATACACCGACAGCCTGGAACAGCAGGTGTGGGCGGCGAATGGCGAGCCGGATAAATCTGCTGATAACGATCACCCCAATGATGCTGGTGGTTATTACATCGTGAAGCAATTCCCGATCATCAAACCAACTGGCAAAGTCACCAACCTACGGATGTAAGACCATGCCTGATATTTCAACACCCAATCTGGACTATGGGAACATGGTGCAGGCGTGGGACATTAACGACGCCCTGATGGGCGGCACGCTTTACATGCGTCAGCTGGGTGAGGCTTATCTGCCGCGCTGGCCTAAGGAAGACAAAGAGGATTACAAAAAGCGCCTGGCAGTGGCCACGCTTCTCCCTGCCTACGAAGAGACGATCAACCAGAACGTCGGGCGTGTATTTGCCGAGCCGATTAAGCTGAGTGAGGACGTGCCGGACCAGATCCGCGAATATACCAAAGATATCGACCTCGAAGGTACCCGCCTGGATGTATGGGCGCAGTCGTTCTTCAGCCTGGCGATGCAGTATGGCCTTTCCCATGCGCTGGTGGACTACCCCCGCGTTGACCCCGAACAGGTGAAGACCAAGGCGGATGAGAAGGCCGCCGGCGCGCGCCCGTACGTCACCATGCTGAATCCTCGTCAGGTGATCGGCTGGAAGTCGAAGATGACCGGCGGCAAGGTTCAGCTCACCGCGCTGCGCATCAAAGAGGTGGTGGTCGAAGACGGAGACGACTTCGGGCAGACGAAAGTCGAGCAGATCCGCCTCCTGACGCCGGGAAAGGTGCAGATTTACCGGAAGTCTACCGGTGCAGAGGGACAGGCCACCTGGGCGTTACACGACGAATGGCAAACCTCCCGTCGCGATATCACCCTGGTCACGCTCTACACCAAGCGCACCGGCTTTATGTGCGGTTCACCGCCGCTGCTCAACATGGCGCTGCTGAACGTCAAGCACTGGCAGAGCCAGAGCGAGCAGGACAACATCCTGCACGTGGTACGTGTTCCAATCCTGTCAGTGTTTGGACTTGAGGAGGGAGAAGAGCTGGTGATTGGCTCGTCGTCTGCCACGTCGTTCTCCGATCGTCAAAAACAGGGGATGGAATACACCGAGCATACTGGCGCTGCAATCGGCGCTGGCGAAGAGTCACTGGATAAGCTGGTGGAGCAGATGCGCCAGGCTGGCGCGAAGCTGCTGCGCACAGACAACACCTCTACGAAGTCCGTGGACCAGACCTCTGAAGAGAAAATGCAGGAGCAGTCACCGCTCTACACGATGGCGACCAGCCTGGAGGATGCCATCGACAACATCCTGCAAATCATGGCCGAGTACATCGGTGAGAAAGAGGGGGGTAACGTCGATGTCCGCACCGAGCTGGACGTCGAGTCGAATGAGTTTAACCCCCCTGCAGCGCTGGCTATTCAGTCCCTGCGCCAGGGTGGTGACCTCCGTCGTATTGATGCCATCAAAGCCCTGCAGAAGCTCAACCTGATTGATGCTGATGCCGACCCGGATAAGGTGCTCAGCGAACTGCTGGCTGAATCGGCCTCGCTGACTGAGCCTCCACCGGAAGAGGTGTGACATGGCCCGTTCCGTCAACGACCGCCTGCAGGATGAGACGATAGCGCATGGCCTGTATGTGACGCGCTACGGTACCGGCGTCGCTCGGCGCATGGTGACGCTGCTGAATAAACTCGATGCCGACCTAGCCGCGAAACTGCTGGTGCTTCTGGACGGCAAACGGGCTGATACCTACAGCGCCCGTCGCCTGGCATCGCTGCTGGCTGGTGTCCGTGACCTGAATCAGCAGGCCTACGAACCGGTTAACGCGGCGCTGGCACGCGAACTGACGCGCTACGTTGAATATGAGGCCGGGTATCAACTGGACCTGTTCAGCAGCATCATCCCGCAGCAAATTCTGAAGCATGTGCCTCTCCAGAGCATCGCACCTGAGCAGGTCTACGCCGCAGCAGCAGCGCAGCCGTTCCAGGGGCGATTACTGAAGGAGTGGGGCCAGAAGCTTGAAGCCGACCGGCTGGACAAAATCACCAATGCTGTGCGCTCCGGTTTCCTCCATGGCGAAACGGTAGAGCAGATTGTCCGACGGGTCGCCGGCACGCCAAAGCTTAACCGTGAAGATGGGGTAATCAACTCATGCCGGCGTGACCTGGCGGTGGTGACCCGCACCGCTGTGAACCATATGGCCGCTACGGCGCGGCAGGAGTTCGCCCAAAGCAATAGCGATATCGTCAAAGCCAAGCAGTGGTCATCCACGCTGGACACGCATACCAGTCAGTGGTGCATCATCCGCGACCGTAAGCTCTACACCCTCGACGGCAAGCCGCTGGGGCATGTGGTGCCGTATCTACGCGGCCCCGGGAAAATACACTTCTGCTGCCGCTCCGGCGAAATCCTGATCACGAAGTCATGGGAAGAGCTAAGGATCCCCCACGATGAGCTGAGCAGCGCCACACGCGCGTCTATGGACGGACAGGTGCCAGCGCATACCAGCTATGCCGGCTGGCTCGCCAGGCAGCCATACGCGCGACAGGAGCAGGTGCTGGGTGTTACCCGGGCGCAGATGCTGCGTGACGGCAAAATCACGGTACCGGAAATGTTTAACGATGCCGGGGAGTTTCTCACCCTGGAGGAACTTCGCCGCGTGGATGCGTCGGCGTTTGAATAACCCAACTTTAATCAACATCAAGGCTGCCTCCGGGCAGCTTTTTTTATGCCTGCCGCTGAGCGGATGCGACGCGGTGACCGGGTCGGATGACCCACTACCAATGGCCGGAAGGCTGGAGCAAAACAATGAAACTCAAACTCGATGCTAACGGATATGTGGTCGTTGAAAACGGTATGCCTGTGTACATCCATGATGATGGTAAAGAGATCCCGTTCGATGCAGCCGCAGCGATGACCAAAATCACCTCTCTAAACGGTGAGGCCAAAACCCACCGTGAGGCGAAGGAGGTGGCGGAAGCCAACCTCGCGAAATTCGCTGGCATCTCCGACCCGACCAAGGCGCTCGAGGCCCTGGATATGATGACCAAAATCGACCAGAAAAAGCTGATCGACGCTGGCGCCGTTGACCAGGTGAAGGCCGAGATCACTAAGGTATTCCAGCAGCAGCTGGACGAAGCGAACGGCAAGACCAAACAGCTTGAATCCCAGCTCTACGACGAGATGATCGGCGGCCGCTTCGGTGGCTCGAAGTTTATCTCCGAGAAGATGGCGATCCCGGCTGAGTTCGTGCGTTCCCACTTCGGCCAGAACTTTAAAATCGAAGACGGCAAAGTCGTGGCGTACGACGGGCAGGGCAACAAGGTGTTCTCCCGCACCAAGCCTGGCGAGCTGGCCAGCTTCGATGAAGCGCTGGAATCCCTGGTCGAGTTGCATCCGCAAAAAGACTACATCCTCAAAGCGTCCGGCAACAGCGGCGGTGGCTCTCACCAGTCGCAGCATCAGGCCGGGCAGAAAACAATGAAACGCGATGCGTTCGATGCCTTACCGCCAGTTGAACAACAAACGGTAATTGGCGGCGGCACGAGCATCGTTGATTAACCGAAAGGAAACCTGAATGTCCAACACCCTCACTGGCCTCATCCCAACCATCTTCACCGCCCTGAATCGCGTATCCCGCGAGCAGGTGGGCTTTATCCCGGCGGTTGCCCGTAACGCCAAAGCCGATGCCGCGGCTAAAGACCAAACCGTGACCGCACCGGTCGCACCAAAAACCACCACCGTTGATATCACCCCGGCGGCAACCGCGCCAAATGACGGTGATCAGAACGTTGGAACTATGGATGTCAAAATCACCAAATCCAAAATGGCCCCGGTCAAATGGAACGGTGAAGAGCAGCTTGCCATCGGGCCATCAGGCACCTATGACATTATCCTGGCTGACCAATTTTCTCAGGCGTTCCGCGCACTGAGCAACGAAATGGACGCTGACCTGGCAGCGCTGGCTTACAAGTCTTCCCGCGCAGTTGGCGCGCCGAAAGACACTCCGTTCAGCATCAAAGACGACCTGTCTGATGCGGCGAACGCTCGCCAGGTGCTGACTGATAACGGCGCACCAACCACTGACCTGCGCATGGTCCTGGGCGGTGAAGCGATGGCATCCATCCGTGGTAAACAGTCCGTACTGTTCAAAGCTAACGAAGCCGGTACCGATCAGCTGCTGCGTGAAGGCATCATTGGTCGTGTGATGGGCTTTAACCTGCACGAATCCGCCAATATCAAGCGCACCGCGAAAAGCACTGCGGCGGGCTACAAGGTCAACGGCGCGAAGAAAGAGGGCGACATCATCGTTGCAATCTCTGCTGGCACCGGTGGGATCGCAGTAGGCACCGCGGTGAAGTTCGACGGTGATGACAACCAGTACATGGTAGTCGCGGCAACCTCTTCCACTATCACCCTTGGCGCACCGGGCCTGCGTCAGGATCTTGCAGACCAGGCAACTGTTACTGTGCTGAGCGAGTTCGCGCCAAACGTTGCTTTTGACCGTAACGCATTCCTGCTGGCCTGCCGTACTCCGGCCATGCCAAAAGGTGGCGATACCGCTGACGACGTGATGAACGTAACCGATCCCGTTTCTGGTATCACCTTCCAGATCGCTCTGTACCGCCAGTACCGCCAGGTGCGTTACGAAGTTGGCGTGGCATGGGGTGTGGCCTCTGTTCAGCCTGAACATTCCGCCATCATCATGGGCTAACCGCTGGGGCTTCGGCCCCTTTTTTATTCAGGAGGCCCAATGGCCGGATTGACCAAAGAGCAGCGCGCACAGCGTGAGGCTGAAAAGCTTGCCGCGCAGAGTGGTGATGTAAAAACTCCTGCCCCGCAGGAACCGCAGGAA